GGTTTTAATAGATGGCGTTCAATGGTTTATTGACAACAAAGAAACCGTTCAAGAGACCTTGGAAGGTATTGCCAATGGTTTCATGACTGCTGGTGAGGTCATCGGAACGGCAGGCGATGTTGTCGGTACAGCTTTAAGTGTTGCTGGTGAGGCGATTGGCTTCTTCTTTAGTCTTGTAACAGGAGACATGGACGGAGCGCAGGAACACATTGCCAATGCAGCTGACATCATAGGCGAGAAGCTAGGTTTTCCTGGTCTTGGTGACACGGTAAACGGTGCGTTCTCGTCCATCCAGTCGTTCATGGAAGACCCCATCGGCAATGCTGCGAATGCATTAGGTGGGTTTGCTGACCAGATAATCAAAGACCTTGGATTCGATGGCGTAGCAAACACGGTTTCAAGCGTGTTCAATTCCGTCAAGGAATTCATGGAAGACCCGATTGGTAATGCGGTCGATGCAATCTCTGGGTTTGTTGACAACATTAAAAATCTTTTCAACTTCGAGATTCAATGGCCGCATATTCCTCTACCACACTTTAGTGTTTCAGGCTCACCAAATCCGCTTGACTGGCTAGAAGGTGGTCTTCCTAGCTTCTCTATCGAGTGGTACGCAAAAGGCGGCATTGTCGATGGTGCAACGCTTATCGGAGCGGGAGAGCGTGGCGCAGAGTTGATATGGCCTAGCTACGAGCCATACATGAGCCAATACGCTGACGCAATCGCTTCCAAGATAGATTCCAAAGGCAACATCATCGTCAATCTCAACTATTCAGCAGGAGCAGACGCAAACGAAATGGTGCGCGACTTGGCTCGTGGAATCAAGCAATACAGAATGGCAGGGGTTATTTAGATGGCTATGACGGCGTTTTGTAAGCCACTGTCAATCTCAATTTCTAGCGGTAGTCAAAACGATTATATTAGCTTCTCGGCAACGAAGGTGGGCTCTACCCAAACTGGCAAGTTCTACAAGTCTAAATCGTACTACGCCAAAGACGCGCGAATGGTGGACGCAAAGACTGGCCAAGCCTGGAAATGCGTAAGTCCTGGGTATTTTTTAGGTAGCAGTTTGTTTCCTACGGCAGAGTGGAGAAAAGACGGTTTTGACGCTGTTGTAACACCACCTGCACCTAAAAATTTAACAACACCAACACGTGGCAATGGGCATACATTCACGACCAAATGGACAGCCTTTAAGACCGACAACAACACAGCAACACGGCCTACGTCCTTAATTAGCACATGGACGGTTATAACATCCAGCTCAAAGCTATATAAACGGGACACATTGGGCGCTGGCGCGTCTTCGTCTTCGTTTAACCTGGCAGACTTTACCGCTACAGATGGCAAGCGTTACAACCGCCACAGCTTCTACCCGAAAACTGGTATTAAGGTCACAAGCCTGACGTATGAGGTATACGGCAAGAATAATGCACAGCCAAATCCAAGCGGCAAAGCAGGCAAGGTCACATACAAATTTAGCAAGCCACAGACGGACGAAGGCAAAGACAAGCAGGAGCGTTACGACACGCGCTATATCGTCCGACTTCGACAACGCGATGGTAAGTGGAAGGAACTGTGTAATGAAAACAGCACTTCTGCGGACATTTCCAAAACCTACGACCTATCGGACTACAACCAACTGACCTACAGCCAGTATTTACAGATACAGGTTAAAGCCTGGGCGCGTGGTTTGGCTGGTGACAGTGACGTTGTTGAGAGCAATTACTATGTTGCTTTTCCAGCTTTAGCCACAGTCACAAGCACCACGATAAACGGCAAAAACCTAGAAAGCCGTTTCGTGGCAGCAATAAAGACCAACAGCACGAAAGAGCATTTTGTGCAGCAGGTCAAACTGGAATACCTAGCAGACGTGACCTACGAAAAAGCCAGTGATATACCTGGCAGCGCACAATGGACGGACAGCGGCATTGTTGATGACGCACAGTGTACAGCTTTGTCAACATCTATTCAAAACCTGATACCGTCAGCTGGCAAGTACACGTGGTTTAGGATTAAAACCTGGGCAAGAAACGAAGACGTGCTTTTTAGGTACACAGAGCCGCAGCGCATAAAGGCACTAGAGACACCAGCACCAACAGCACAAGACGAACGTATAAAGATACTGGAACAGGTTGCCATTAACCCAACCTACAATGACGGTAAAACCGTGTGTTTATTGCTAGGCTGGAACGCTAACGGTCAAGATGATGCTACTGGCACAGAAATCACATGGTCTGACAGCCAGTTTGCATGGCGGTCAACAGAAGACCCGAATAAATACGAGTTCATATGGTCTGACGGTCAGCGCACACATTCAGGCGTGACTTACCAAGACAGCGCAACTTTGTACGTTCACGGCCTGGAAGAAAACACGCCATACTACTTCAAAGCACGTAGGTATAAGGAACTAGAGGACGATACCGTAAGTTATAGTCCGTATTCAAATACCTTTACCGCAACGCCTACTATCGTGACAGCGGCAGAAGCCGTGAACGTGTCTGTGGTAGCTGACGTTACTATACCCGAAGGAAAATCTTACCCAGTTTCATGGTCTTATGATACGGATGTTATCCAGGAACAATGGCAGATACAAGCCTCCAGTGGCACGGTCATAGCTAGTGGTACAGGCACAAATCAAGCCTATCAAATCGCAGCCGATAGATTGGCTACTTTTGCTGTTAACGGTGTCGTGACGTTTACGCTGCGTGTCATGGTAAGCGGCACATGGGTGAAATCAGCGCAACGTACAGTGACCATTGTGCCTGTGCCTGAACTAACCATTGACGTACCAGCCACGCTAACGGTGCAACCGCTGACGTTTGACATGGAGTGCGACCAAAGCACTAGCGTGCGTTTGATTGTTACGTCTGACGGTGTGGACGGTCAACGTCCTAGTGGCATTAAACGCCAAGCCGTGGGTGACCTTATCTATTCAGTCATGCTAGAGCCTGAATGGGGGCTTGAAAACGAAGTGTACAGTGTGACCGTTGAACTTCCCAGTGGTTTGGAGTTTTTGAACAACGGCAACTATACGGTAGAAGCCACGCCTGTGAACATCTATGGGATAGAAGGCGAAACACAAACCGCTGAACTAAACATTGACTGGTCACACGTAGCTGGTGAGCCGAACTGCGAAGTAGAGCCGATAAACCAGGAAGAAGAAAACGGCAGCCATACACAGGCCATCACGCTGACTTTGAGCGCACCTGCAAACGCAGCAGAAGGTGACATATATGACATTTACCGACTGACTGGTGACGGTGCAACCTTAATTGGCAGTGGGTTGGCGCAAGATGATGTTTGCATTGACCATCACGCGCCATACGACATTTACGGCTCTTTTGTCCGTGTTGCCACGCGAACGGTAGACGGTGACACGAACTATAGAGACTTTGCCTACCAGTTAGAAGGTCAATCAATTAGGTTTGACTGGGAAGACCAAAGCCTGGAACTGCCGTACAACCTGACGATTCAGGATGCATATACCAAGGACGTGGAATTCCGCAAGCACATGGACGGTACGCAGGACGCTTACTGGAACAGCACCATAAGCCGTGGTGCTAATTACACCAGTACGGTAGTCGACCTGACGGAAAGCGGAAAAACAGACCAGGTGCGTGCATTGGCACGCTATACAGGTGCGGTCTTTGTCCGTACACCTGACGGTAGTGCGTTTACGGCAGACGTTCAAGTGACCGACCTAACACCTGACGGTGGACTGTTAACAACCGTGTCTATCACTGCCACTGAAATTGACCTAGTGGAAAGTTTTATGTTGGAAAAGGTGGAAGAATAAGTGGACTGGTCTAAAAGCTACAACACTAGCTGGCACGTCTATTCCGTGAATACCCAAACGTGGGCAGACGGTGACGTGCTGGCTGACGTTGACAGCGTGGAAGTCACGCGAACGGCAGACGGTGCGCTGCTTGAAAGCGGCAACATGACCGTCACAGAAAACATACCTAATGGGTATTACAGGATAGTCATGGTTGCCGAACAGGACGCTGAAGTGGAGCGTGTCGAAATTGCCACGTTGTTGTTTGAATGTCATTCAGGCAATTACAACTACGGCACTTCGACACGTGAAGCAGAAGGCCATAGCGTATTGTACCCAGCAGCCACCAAACGCCTTCTGGCGGGTGCTTTTGCACCAGCGGGAGTAGACGGTGCGCAATACTGCGAACGCCTGTTAAAAGACGCGATAAGCGCACCTGTGGACGTTCTAGGTAGTTTCACGCTGAATGAAAATGTTGTCCATGAATTGGGCAGCACGGTACTGGACGCTGTGTGGGCGGTACTCCGTGCTGGTAACTTCGTGCTACAGGTCACAGGTAGTGGGCGTGTCCTAATCCTTCCTATGCCTAGCCAGCCAAGCCTAGTGTTGAACAACGCCAACGCGAAGCTGATGACACCGAGCATTGACTACCAGGATGACATGAGCGACATACCAAACCGCTATACAGCGGTAAACGGCAGCCAAAGTGTGACGATAACGAACGACCTGGAAGACAGTGTGGTGTCCACGGCCAGACGTGGGTATGTGTCCGACTACGTGGAAAATGACGCAACGCCTTGTAACGGCGAGACTTTGGATAGTTTCGCAAGGCGAAGGCTGCGTGAACT